CATCCTCTTGAATATATCATCAAATCCTATCCAAAACGGATTGTATTGTTCTAAGCTTGTCATAATATACCTCCTTTGCAAGCGAAGTTTATTAGCTCCTTACGGCAGCTATAGTTATTATATAGTAACTATTTCTTAGATGTCAACCCCGATAAGGGATTATTTAAAGCTTTATCTATTTTAATATCTAGGCCTTCTTCAAGTAACTTCATTTCATCTAAAAGTTCTCTAGCGTCTTCTTTCTGCCTATCTTCCACGTCATTCACAATCTCAGTTATGTGTCGTATGTCTCCGTTCATCTGACGTAAATCAGCTTTCATATCTGAACGCATATCACGAGCTACATCTGATATTATGGTTATTTCTTGAAGTATCATATCTATCTCTGATTTTAATACTGCCATACCCTCATCATATTGCGAGAGGTCTGGCTCGGTATACAGAGTTATCTTCTCCTTCATATCAAGGTAATCCTGATAAAAAGTAAAACCAGTCCATGCAGCACCACCTAGTGCAGATAAAAGAGTAAGGATAGCAAACACCTTTCCTCCAGATACCTTCATTCCGCTATATTCAATACTGGGCATTTATTATATCCTCCATTATTTGTCCTTGTTCTGCTATAAATAGATCACCATATTGATCATCTATTGTTTTATTTAAGTACTCATTAACATTTGTATCTTGTATTGTTGACTGAGTATCAAAAAATGTTTTAGTATTCCCTAGTATTTGCATTACAATTAAAGTTTTCATTTGATTAGATTCATCATATCTTGCTTTATCATCCATCTTTTTTACTATTTTAGTTGCAGCTTTTTCTTTTGCACTAGGTTCTTTTACAGGTTCTTTGGGTTCTTCAACTTCTTCCTGTTGTATATCTTCTTGCTCGGTACTATCTTCAACTTCCATAACGGGTTCCTCAGTAGTTTCGCTATCGGGTTCGGTTGTTTCTTCTTCTGTTGGTTGTTCATCTACTGTCTCTTCTAATTGTGCTACTTCCATTTCCATCTCCATCTCTATTTCCATTTCAGCTTCCACTTCTATATTAGCTACTTCTGGTTCAGGGATGTCTATTTCAAACTCTTGTATTTCTAACTCTACAGTTTCATACGATACTTCTTCTGGTTGTGGTTCAATAGGAACAAATTCTATTTCACCTGCGTCATCTAAACTAATATCGTTATATTCAAATACTTCTTCTACAAACTCTATCTCTATAGGATCAAATATATTTAAATAATATATTTCTTCTACTGTTGTTATCTGCTGTGTAATAATTGTATTTATAACATTATAAAATACATTAACAGTTACATCATCAAATAAAGGTCCAATACCAAGATTAATATCTCGCCCACCTACTTCAACAGTTATTCTATTTAAAACACCACTGAAATCAAAAGACCCACTGTATGACTGGTAACCTGATGCAATTCCAGATTCAGACAAAATATCAGTTCCTTGAAAAACTGTGTTAGATCCATTACGCCCNGTGATGTGCATGTATATTCTATCTTGAGCATCTCGTTTATCNACTTCTATTGTATATCTTACCTCACCACCTTTATCTATTTCTAAATCAGAAATATTAATATTATTAATTATAAAGGTTGTACCCATACCTGGCACACCCATTGTNGAGGTGCTATTACCAGATCCAGTAATCTGTGCGCATCTATCTGCTCCTAGCTCNCCNCATGTATTNCCAGTTGGCATAGAGGCAGGNCCTTGCCCACCCCAATCTGTTCGCATATCACCATCATCTTGAGTNCCTACATAACCATTTGAGCTATCTAAAATATTACCTGAGTCTTCGTTAGTAACAGTTGTAGTAGTAGTTGTAGTGGTGGTTGTGGTAGTAGTTACTATTTCTGTGCCTTTATCCTCTTCTGTAATGACAACATTTTCTTCTTCTGTAATCGTTACACCTGGAGTACAAAGACCTTCTACGTCAGGTAAGCAATCTGCTTTAGAATAAGAGTAACAAAGAAAGAGCCATAAGACCAAAATTCTTAAGAGCATCATTATCTCCTTTTGGTTGTTCTTCTACTCTTGCTTCAATATAATCTGCTTTGTATTTACTACCATTTGGAATTTCATCTGCATTATCTAACCAAGCTTGTTGTGCTTCGGCACCAATCATACCATTATATGGACACGGGGTTCCTGCATCAGTCATTGCATCAAACACTCGTGGATCTTGACATAAGACTGATACTGCTGCAACTTTCATTCCCATTGAGTATAAAGAACGAGATAGTTTTAAACTTTGACAAAGTTCATCGTCTACTAATATTCCTGTAGCTAAACCTAATACGTTATTTTGTACACTTCCTCCAACACCCACCTTACATATATCACTATTAGAATTTATTATAGAAGGTGCATTTGCAGTAGGCGGGGTCGAGTTAGTTACAACCGTGCTCGACACGGTATTCGTCTCAGCTCTTGTATCTGTAGCTATTGCTACAAATCCAAAAGCTAGCAATATAAAAAATAATAATCTAAACTCTTTCACTACCACTTACTTTTATTAGCCCAGTAAGCTGCTGACATTTTTCCTTTTGCTATATTCTTTGCGTGTCGTGCTTTAAAAGATTTTCTTCTTGCTTTGTCTTTTGCAGTCTTTGGATTTTTACCAGCACCTGATACACCTTGTTGTCCATATCTAATTGTTTTAACTTTGTTACCTTCTTTTGCTACAACAACATGAGATTTTTTAGGATGATTAGGAGTTCTTTTAGGTTTATTATAACCACTTACTCCTGCACGTTTTAGTCTAGGATCTGCAGCCATTACATCATATCTTTCTTAATCATTATCTTTGCATCTTTTATTCCAGACTTAGCCATATCCATAGCATCTGCTGCCATCTTACGATCTCTTTCTAAGTCTGTATTTTCATCATTAATCATAACTTTAGCTTCTTCTAAAGATATTTCATCTTGATGTTTTTTAGCATCTAATGCTAACTTAGCTTTACGTAATTCTAAATCTTGTCTTTGTAAATCTAATTGTTGTTCTGCTGTATCTTTCTTTTCACCAGACATAATTTTTTGTTTTTCTTCATCTAACTTCATAATAGAATCAGAAGCATTAGCTGTAAGTAATGCTACTTGGTTTTCTAAATCAGGAGGTAATGGTTGTCCTGACATCATAGCTTGAACTATTTGCGGATCGCCTATCATTTGAGCTACCGCACCTCTATATTTCATAGCCATATGATCTTGTATATGTGAGGATAAAGCTTGAAGCATTACAGTATTTTCTTTATATGCTACGTTATTAAGCATAGCAGCATGCGCTACAATGTGTGCATCATGGTTTTGATCTTGTCTTGGCGCTAAAGGTGCCCCCTTCATAGCTGCCATATTTTCAGTAACAGGGTCAGCTGTTATAGGTTGCATACTTTGTTTTAAATATCTTTGTGGTTCGTCAATACCCATAGCTGCAAATAGTTCCATACCAATTTGTTCCATGTTATATGCTTGTGGATTTTGTTGAGCTATTTGCATAATAGCATTTATCTTAGCAATCCTATGTGCTTCAGTTGGCATATTAGGATCTGATACTGGCAAGACATCAATTGATTTTAAATTAAAATCATTTCTAAAAACTTGCTGTGCACCACCTGCGACTTCATACGGGTACAGATCAGGAAGATACTCAAAATCTAGTCTCGCTAAGATTCGCAGGTCTTTGGATTGAGCGTTATGCAGACGCTTGTGCACAGCGCTGAACAACTTAGAACTCTGTTCAAGCAGAGCCATAGTTGTACCGACTGGACCATAGTTTGAAGCTTGGTCTACTATATTGTCGGTCGAGTCAGCAAACTCTTTAGCAGCATTTACTACATACTGCATTAAATTAAATAAAGTTCCTGAAGGTTCTTTAAATGGTAAAGGTTGTAATGATTTACCTAAATCACCTGCAGGACTGTTAACCTCTCTCCATTCACCAGGAGCAATAGGTTCATCTGGTGCTAATACTCTAAGTCCATGAGCTTTAAAACCACCAGGTAAATTTGAAAATGTTCCAGCATCTATTAATTGTCTCATTGATGAAGTTGCTGTTTTAGTTAAACCACCAATTAAATGTAGATAACCGTAACCATAAAAACCTAAACCAGGAATCATGTAGTAATGTGTAAAGTACATTTTCTTTTCTTTCTTCATGTCTTCAACATTCCAGTTTCTTCTGATTGCTAAAACTTTTCCTTCATCAGTCATGTGCACTACATATGGAAGTTTTAAACCATTAGGATCTTCAAATCCTGGTAAGTCTAAGTTAACATGCATCTCTAAAATTTCTACACGATCTGTATCACCGTAAGGTTTTGTAACACCTAGTATTTCATCAGATGAAGATTCTGCTGATGTTTCATCTATCTGACTTGAATTAACATCTATGTCTGCAAATGTTCCAGCCATTTGAAATTTTTTAATTTCATTCATAGACATTGAATACTTGTGAGTAAATCTTTCAGCGTTTTCTAAATCAGATGCATAATAGTCTATATAAAAATCTTGTGCTTTAATATATTCAGTTCTTGGTCTACCTAAATTAACATCCCAATATGTTTTCTTAAAAGCAGAACCATANAACGCTACGTAAAATAATAAACGATCTAATTCAGGACCATACTCTGGCATTTGAATTTGTGTTTGATAATTCATAAAATGGCGCACACGATTAGCCTGCTCCATCTTTTGTTGTGTTTGTAAACCAACTATACGAGTACGTACTGGTCCTTCTGTAGGAAATAATTCTTTATAAGCTTTTGCTTGAAACTTTACGACTGCTTGTGATAATACTGGATGTGAAGATGCACATGCTCCAGGAAATGGTTCATCACTATCTTCTGATTTAAAACCTAATAAGTCTATACCTTCTTCTGCTATAGAATCATATTCATCTCTTGATTGTTTATCTCTTTCAAAAGAATCTTGTAACTCACTTGCAATAGATCCTAATTCTTTTTCATCTATAAATTTTACAAGATTAGCATCATGCTGCATTGCTTCTGGATCTGTTTCATTATCATCAAATAAACCCATAGCGTCTGCTTCTTCCATTAACGCTTTGTTTTCTATTGTAACTTCAGCACCCCCATCAGGTGTTTCTGTTACTTCTGTTGCTTGTTCTGGTAAATCTTCAAAAAGAGATAGGTTATCTCCNTCTGTAATATCAATTTGTTTTTCTACTGCCATGTATCAATCCTTAATAATAACGTCTGCGTTTTCTATTATACACTGCTGACTCATCTAAGTCAAGCCATGAATTATCACTGTGTTCTAAGTAACCACCATTTCTAACGTATAATATTGCTTGTGTAACAGAGTCTACAATATCGTCATGGGGTCCTGATGGAAACTGCCTACACTCTTCTACAGTTTCTTTTGCCCAGTTTTTTAATAAAGGAGCAAAGATTCTAGAGTTGTGAAACAAAGAACTTACTGCATATGCTCTAGCTACTTTGTCTCTATCAGGTTGATACTCTTGAATTGGTAAACCTGCTAATCTTAAATCTTGAATTAATGATTGACCAGAAGCTTTTTTCTCAATAACCACAGAATCTGGCTTGTGTTTTATAAATTTATC